AAGCAGTTGCATTTGGTATAGGATTATATCGTCCACTCATTAATTCATTGATGTACATTTTTGCAAGACGTCTGCCAGTTTCCATGCTGTTAGGATCGTTTTGTCTGTCAATGACCAAACTGTCTAGTACATCTTCAAATTTTCCTGTAAGTTCTTTTACAAGTTCTTCTTTTTCGCCTTCATGGATGAATTGACTGATGTTGTCACTCGCCCAAAATTTTGCACCTGCATCTTTTATTCTTTTTTTAATTTGTTCCGATATCATGATTATATTGTACTATCATTTATTGTTTTATACAAGGTGTCTCCTGTAAAAAATTCTGTCTGCAATTTTTTCTTTTGTCTGTTAATTTCTGCAATATATTTAGAATAATTTTCCATCAAGTCAACAATTCTGTCCATAATTTTTTGTTTGTTCTGCTGATAACTCTGTATGTCTTGAGTCCATACATTAGGATATTTAAAAGTGTCAAGGAACATTTCTTTATATGATAGTCGATCCGGAACCATTGCAATAGTGTCCACCAACAAGCCTTCGAAGCCTGATATGCCCAATGTTTCTTGTAGATTAGCACTGAACACCAATTTTGCTTCTCCTAGGAGATTGTGATATTCGTGCTTCTTTAACTGTTTTTCTTGACACACCACAAACTCATACTGTGGCATTGCATCTTTAAGATCATAAAATATTTCTGGTTGTTTTTCAGGAGCCAGTCGGTGAGGGAAAAGAATCAAGTTTTTCTTTGTTAATCCGGTATATTCATCTAGTTCATGATGCATGTATTCCATAGGCCATCCTGTGCGTACTACCTTAGCATCTTGGTGTGTCATTCCATGTGTTAAGTTTTTAAAGACTTCATTCCACATGTTGATATGAAAGTCAGTGGCAAAGTAATTGTGGTCATAACATTCAAACATAGATCGTTCAGCATGTCGAACCCAGTTAGCATTGCCGATCAATCTGCCTAGAAAGTCTTGTGGGTCATATGAGCCAGCATGCCACATTCCACCTATTTTAATTTTTACACCTAACAGTTCTGCCATATACTTCAGTTGAATCACAGTTGGGTTCCAAGCATCTGTATAGAGGAAATAGTCTCCGTCTTTAACTTGGCCATTACAGAATTTTTCAGCAATAATTTCTAACTGTTTAGATTTGTATACATTAGTACCACCAAAGTTTAAAAATGCTCCAGGTGTTGTTGCTTGTGGAGTTTCGCCACCTGATATAGTAACCACTTTACAATTAGTGTTTCTTTCGATTTGCCTAGGTAAGTGTTTCTTCCACTGTGCTGTGTAACGTGTTTCTACTGCTTCAATGTCTACTATGTATACTGTCATCAGTTTGTTTGTTTGTCATAGGTGCATGAACACCCATTTTCTCCATCCTCTGACACATCGATTGTGATTTGTCTGCCAGGATATCTTGTTTGTATTGCTACTGCTAAGTTGTCTGCAATCATTTCACATGACTTATAATCAAGTTCTAGTGTGCCTCGATACAAATCTTCTAACCATCTTTTAAACAAAATAAATTCTATGTCTCTATCATCATGGAATACTTCTATCATTACTTTGAAATGAAAGATGTGTCTGTGTGGATATCCTAAGAATTCTACGCCTTTAAGATCAGGATCAGTCAGTGCCGCAGGATATTTGTGAATACCTTCTTTACAGAATTTTACCCAAATATTTTTCATATTGCTTTGTCCTTACTGTATTCTGCCCAATCAGTAAAATGCTTTTCAGTCATCATGTCTCTCACTGACCAACACCATACTCCTGGATTAGTTGCTTTGTAGTCACGGTCATCTAATTTTATTACTACATTGCCTTTCATCTGCATGATATTTTCTATTGGCAATGCATATACCACTGTAAATTTTTTATGTTCTAATAGATCATCTATGCCTGGAATTCTAGGAGTTATAGGAATATCTAAAGTTACGTAATAGTCTTCAAGTAACACTTTGATAATTCTCTGTAAACTTTCATAATATTCACCGCCTAGGTGTTTCATTGAATGATTGGCACCAAGATATATGTGTGTGGCATTATTCTTTTTTGCCATTGCTTTGATTTTTTTAGAAGAGTGTACACCTACCACAAACAATGTTTCTTTACCATGCGTTGGAGTTTTTTCAACTTCTTTGCCTGTAAAGAAGACTACGTTATCTTTTACTCCGTCATCATAATCACGTTTCATTTTTATTGTCCATTTCTTTGTATTTTAATTTTTGTTTTTTTAGGTCTAATAGTTCTGCTTTGTGTTCCCATGCTCTAACTAGTTCTCTTTGTGCTTCTAGTTGTTTCACACGTTTTTTAATTTTCTTAAGTTCCTGTTTGATATCATTCTGTTCTTCTACCATTAAGCCTCCCTAAATAAATTATTAGACATAGTTGATGCATTCACTGTTCTTTTACCTGTTGCTCCTCTAGTACCAATAATACTCTGCCAATATTTGCTATACTCTTGTATTATAGCATCTGCTATGTGTCTGTCATCCGTTGCAAATATGGCTTCAACAATATCTTTGAAATAAACCCTATCAAATTTTTCTTCAACTAACATCTTAGGAATTATACCATTATCGTATTGTCTATTTGCTTCTTGAACTGCGTTAATGTGCATCCATACATTGTGTCCCATCATGATTCCATATGAGAACGAATCCCATGATGTTTTACCTTCTTTACCGATCTTATTTAGGTCGCCTGGTCCGTATATGCATATATCTTTTGCTGTAAGTCCGTTACTAATAGGTGAGTCTAGGAAACTATGATGTTTACCTTCTCTCACAAATGCTTCTGCAAATGGAGTGGTATCTGTTGACATTGCTTTGTTGTCAATGCTTGGCACCATTCTGTACACCCATTTTTCTCTATCATTGGTTTCTAACTCGCAGTAAATTTGTCCATTTGCTGTTGCTAGGAAAGGAGATGCACAATCAAATGTTACAGTAAAGTTGGGATTGTGATATTTTCTTACTGCTCTTTGAATGTCAGTGAGCAGTGTGGCCCATTCAAGTTTGGATGTACCCAAGAAATGCATGAAGTCATGTTTGCCTTTTTCTAGCAGTCCGTCAAATCGCAAAGCAACTAAGCGTTTTAGAACCAGATGAACATCACACATGTTTTGTCCACCCATACTCCAACCATTGAAATGATCTGAATATACTTTGGGATCACAGTAATCTTTCATTCTTTCATACCAGTCATCTGCATCTGCATGATTTTCACCTTGCAATACATTTAAGAATTTACAGTTGCCGTTTCTATTCTTCATAAAGTAATCATTATTAATACGTGTAGCATCTACTGCTTCTTGGTACGTGCTAATTCCTGTTGCTTTTACTCCTTCAGGAGAACGAGCCACCCACGCAGGAATATCTAATATCATGCCATAGTCCATGTAAGCGTCCATCCAAGCAAGAACTTGTTCACGTTTTTTCTTTGCACGTGGGCAGTCAATGTCTTTCCAGTTGCCTTCCCACACGCCTTTACCTATTTGGAATCCTCCAGAGTCACCCAGCAACCATGATGTGTTTCTATCACGATTGCGAATCATATCTTCTTTAGGAGAATCTTTGTTGATGTCTAATTCTGCATGACCGGCCGAGTATAATGTCCAATTATATTCAAACAGAGAATCTTTTGGATTGAGCCAATTGAGACTCTCCATATTGCCGTTAAAGTTAGCAGGCATACGTGCTGGATCAACATAGGTATTATCAACACGTTGTTTGCCTATAAATGTCGCATAGAATCCACTAAGAGCCGGAAGAAACACAGCATAGTCTTTTTGTACTTCAGTAAGATTCTTGTTCATTTATTTTGTTTGTGCAGGTAGTATGTACTGATATTTTGCCATACCAGAGTCTATAGTAATCTGCGCCGCACCATCATCTGAAAAAGCCATCTCGCAACTGCTAGACTTTTCTTGCAATTTTAGTATTGAAGTAATCTGTGCTATTGGCCATGACCATGATTTTGTTAAAGCACCTGTAATACCTTTTGCAAATGTAAATTCGCCTGCGTGTGATGATGCATCTCCAAATTTGAATTTTAATTCGTCACCATCTGTAGTAACTGTGAACACTTGTTCTTGCGAGTTTGCAGATGCTTGATGATTCAGTCTCATGATATCAGGCATAGTTGGATTTATTGTTACGTGCCAAGTTACTCCTCTAAATTGCACAGACTTTAATTTTTCTTCCACAATCTCTTTACTCATAAATCTATAATCATTTTGAAAATCACCTATAGTATTTTCGAAATGCAAACCTGTTGGCACAGTTTCACCGTTTCGTTCTTGTGTGTTCACTGTTATTTTTGCATCTTTGTATTCTGGAATCTTTAAAATAATATCTAATTGCCCCAAATTAGACATTCCAAATGTTCCTTGTATGTCAGAAACTGGCTTATGCATCTGTGCTTTTACAACAACTGCTCTGTCTTCGGCCATTGCGTCTAACTCTGTTTGTTTGTCATCTCCTACAATTTTTACTAGTTCTATAAAGCCTAGTGAATGTGTGTGAGCAACAATATCTTGTAGTATGTCTTTCATGCGTGTATCTCCTTGTTAAATTATTATACTTGTAATTAGATCGAAAGTCAATCCTCTGATTCGATCTTTGTTAAATGTCCTTTGATGCTTACTTTAGCACCTGGTTTTGTTAAAACTACAAAAGAGTATTTTGTGTCTATATGGAAAAATTCGGATTTTAAATTACTGTCTTTGGCAATTTGTTCTAGCATATCCTGTGAACAAAATGAAATTTCTTTGTTTATAAATGATTCCCATTCTAATGTTAGTTCTCCGTCAGCATAATGTACAAGTGCTTGTCCACCTGGTCTAAGTATTTTTTCTAGAGAACTTATAAAAATACGTATTTGCTCAATGCTAAAATATGGCACATAATCCAAACTAATTGCAGTACCTATTTGATAAAAAGGCACATGTTGATCTCTAATGTGCCCTGTAAACTCTAATGGTTTTACTCTAAACATTGTTGCTTGTGCCCATTCAGTCTTTGCAACTTTTGTTAAAGTATTATGCACAAGTTCTTGTTGAGTAACATGATTTGTACAAACATAAACTAAATGAGATTTGACTGCATGGTAAACATAATCAATATGATTAGGACAGGTAAAACACCATGGGTATCTCCAATCTGCTTGTTTAGTACACCAAAGATTGATAAAATTTTTTACTATTTTAGAATGTTTAATTTCTAAGTTTTTAACATAATCTTCAGTAAACCCAAAAACTATTTGAGACATTCCTTGGTCATGCGACAGTGCTAGTATTTTTTTGTCTGACTCTTCCATAAGACTTTTAGCAGTGGAAAGAGCATTTTTTAATTCGTATTTTACTCCAGAAAACTCTTCTTCACATGCTTCTTCTAAAACTTTAATTGCTTGTTTAATTTGACGCCTAGATACCATTGTTTAAATAATTTATCCAAATAGTTTGTCAAAAGTATTGTCTGCTTCTGAGTTACCTAGATCCCAGTCTAACACACCAATTAAATTATCTAATTTTTTGTTGATCAATGTTGCTTCCATTTCGGCATCAGCAAAAGGCATTTCTTTGAACCAATCGGGAATACGCAACTCATCTGTTGGATATGCAATCGACGTGTACCCCATAGGATTGTCTTTTAGTTTGCACACAATACATTTTTGTCCATCGATGATATCCATAGAATATCTGTCGTTATAGACCTTTTTTAAAGTATTATAATTTATAGCCGCTCTCACATGACCTGGCATGTTCACTTTACCTTTACGTTTTTCTCGAGAATGATATTCTGTTAGTTTGTTTACACGTCTAGGAGATCCTTTTTCCCATCCCGGCATCTTTTTGAATTCTAGTCTAAAGCCAGCAATAAAATCCATAACTTCTTCTTCTTCAGCACCGGTTAACACTTTATCTAACACATCAGACAAGAAGTCCTGTATGTAAGCAGGAGTGTCTGAACGTTTAAGATCAAGACCCATTGCTTTGATTTTATCAACTGGTTCACCTTCCAAGTCATAGATCTTCATAGCATATCTTTTTTTAGTGATGAATAATCCTTTTGAACCAACTGCTTCTCTACCACCTGCAATAATTTTACCATAAGTGGCCGGACAGTTAAACGCCTGTTGCATGTACTTTGGAAAAGACTTGTTAACTTCTTCTGCAACAGAGTCGTACAATTGCACAACAGAATCTTTTGTCCATGGCACATTGCCTGCATCAATTTCTTTCTTCAAAGGTTGATATGCTGAAAAGTACACAGAGTCAGTGTCGCCATATATAACGGAATCTCCTCTGTAATCATATTCGCCTGTGATAATTTCATTTGTTTTTGCCGCCATGTGCTTTGTGATACATCTTCCTGTGAGTGTGGTTGATTGACCAATTCTGATATCAAAGAATCTACAACCAGGATTAAGAATAGCACCATACAAACTGTTCAAGTTAATTTTTTTAACAAGTTGTCTTTTATCCCAAAATGCTTGTTCAACTTTGTTGCCTGCCGCGGCAGATTGTCGCATTTTTTTCTGCAATTCTTTTCTTTCAGCATACCAACGTTCCAAAAGTCCAGGAATAACTCCTGCAAATTCATGTGTAAAAATTGTGCCATTTGCACTCAAAAACCATGGTTGATCTTTGTTGTATATCAAGTCATAAACCTCTGCCGCACTTAAAATATTTGTTTCACCATTTTCCCAATCAATAGTAATGCTTTGGGCTCTGTCTTTACGCATGACAGCAGAATACTCCAGTGTACCGAACTCACCTTCCCATGCACCTGCAAATGTCATCTTATTAGCCATTTTGTGTTCGATAGAAGCATCGGTATCGATAGGACGTAATTGACCTACAATAGTTTCCGGACCCATATTCAATGCTCTAATTACAGATGGATACAGTGAATTGATATCAATTGACCCTATCCAGTCATGCAGGCCTTTTTTAGGATATGCCACATACGCACCCGCGGCTGGAGTCGATCCTGGCTCACGTTTGATTCTGTCCGGAACAACCATGCCACGTCTGTGTGCTTCGTTGATAATGCCCTGTTCAGTCACTGCCACAGCACCCATGGTAGTTTGAATCAACACTGTGTTCTGATGAGCAAGTTCATTAGACAGTGCTATAAACTTTAATTTTTCATCTAGTCTACCTAAAAGTGCAACGTCTTGTCTATTATATTCAATGAACTTTACAAAGTCTTTATTATACAACGTATCTAGTGTGCCTTCATACGGAGTCTTCTGCTCGCCCAATTCCATTTTTGAAATAAAATCCAGTGCATATGAATGCCTTTCTTCGTATGTGTATTTTCTGTACAGTTGCATGTAATCCAAATGCACACGACCAATTATGTCATAGGTTTGTTCTTCCTTGCCAAATCTTTCAAACATTCTTTTTCGTGGCATAGCCTGCCACAAACACAGTCGTCTTGTGTCATCTTTGCTTAACACTTTTTGTATTCTGTTCACAGTGTATGGAATATCAAATCCTTCTGAATTCCAACCTGACAGCACGTCTGCATCTTCAACCAGTGTAATAAATTTGTCCAACATGTCTGCTTCAGTGGGACACAGCATAGTATTTTCAAATTCTTGTTCTATAATTTCTGGATTAGGAAAATCTTTAGGCGGAATAGCAAGAGTGATCAATTGATCACACCATTGCAGATACACAGTAATTGATATTATAGGTGCCCATGCGTCTGCAGGTTTAGCATAGCCTTTGGCTGGGTCAAAGTCAACTTCTATGTCAAAAAAACAAACTTGAAGTTCTGGAGCATCTTTGTTAAGATAATTTTCTTCTAGACATCTAAAGATAGGATTTATATCAGATTCATACAGACGTTTGCCATTTTGCATGGCAACTTCACGTTTAAATTCTTTTCCAGATTTAGTGGCTATTCTTGAAACAGGTGTGCCAAATATAGATTTGAATTTGCCTTTTGGGTCATCGTAGTATCCTATATATCTTGCAGGATATTCAAGATACTTTCTTTCGCCATTTACTCTTTCAACTACAGATATCTTATCTGTGTCTCTGTCAAATAGTGCATCAACATAACTCATTGTGTAATATAATTTATAAACAATCCGCCTATGCCGACTAGTGCAAGAACAGAATTAGTTACAATCAGTGCAGGTTCCTTCCACAGTATAGAAACTGTTAACCAAGCCAATCCACCGAACACTAGCAATATAGGACCTTGTGGATAATATCCTAATGAATTGACACCAGTACCGATTACCAGTAAACTAGTGCCACTCCATTTTAAGATGTTTATAGGATTCATTAGGCCTTTTTAGCTGCTTCCAGAATAGTTTCTAAGTATTCAAAATCTTCTCTTTCTGCTGATAATGATTCTTTGAACGCAATGTTTACTGCTTTAGTAAGCACTGCTGGTTTTATTTCCATTTCTTCTGCCACTGCTTTTACAGTATCTCTCAATCCTTCTGAAAGATCTTTTAGCTCTTGTTTAACTTTCATGCCGTCGTTGATGACTTGCGTCAACTTGGCCACTTCTTCTGAATTAAAAACTTTGTTCATAAAAAACTCCTTGTTGCTAGTATACAATCACTTGCAAAATTTGTCTATTGTTATTTTTTGGTTTTGACGTTTATTGGTTTTTTGCCTGCGCCACCAGACTCTTTGCCAGGTCTTCCTGCTTTGCGTTGTGCAGAACGTTTTCTTCTTACTGCTGATGCTTTTTGTTTTTTAGTCATAGATCTTGCTTTGGATGCTGGTGCACATTTTGCATAGCCTTCTTTGTCACCTGATGTGCCACACTCGGGATGACCACCACCTTTTTTCTTTTTGGCAATGTTTACCCATTTGTCTTTGAACCATTTTCTCAGTCCACCTTTGTATGCTTCTGGTAATATAAGGTTACCGCAGTTGGCACAATAGTCTATGTCTTCTTTGACCATATGCATATACTCAAAGTATCTGCGTTGTGGTCGTTTTTTACGCAATTGAAGACCTCTAGTGCCAGGCGATTGTGGATCCTTGAGTTGTACAGGCACATCGAGTAGTTCTTGCAGTTTCATAGTGTTATTTACTGTCGTCTTTGATATTGAATTGTGTAGGTGTTTCTCTCTCAAACTGAGTAAAGTATGAATCATCAGTAATCGAGTCTTCTCTGGTATTTTCTACTGTGTAAAAGTTTTGGTCAATCAGATATCCAGGATTCTTTTGCAGTCTTTCTTCCATGAATGCATCATCATACCAAACTGTTCTATTGTTAGGATAAGCAAAGAAATTGCCGTCATCCATTCTAAACATGTGAGCACATTTGTGTTCTGGATCTTCTGAGAAGTTTGTATCAAGATTGGATCCCTTTGCTTCCCATGACCAATCTATTGTAAACATGTATGTACCTTTGCGTTTAGCACCCTTCCAATCCAGCAGTTCTGCTCTACAATTGGCAAGTCTATTTCTTACTTGCACGTTCACATAAGGAGAAAAACAGTCCCAATATTGATGTATGTTAAGATTGTGTTGCGGTGCATCTTTCTTCCACACAAATGAATGTATTGGTCTTCTGGTCCAATTAACACCATTGGGCATTAACACTTCAAACAGTAATGCTCTGCGTTCTAATGACGCTACACAGTGAACATCACAGAATGTGAATTCTCCATGACCTTTGGTATGATTGTAAAGATATTCATTTCTGATATAGGCTGAGAATGGTGGAATATTATGGTTGAGGTACGCCATTCAGTAGTACTTACCAGTTCCTGCACGACCAGTACCTTGCTTTGGTCTTAGGTCCTGGGTTGTCGCAATTGTGTCTGGCTCTGAATGATTTGCGCCTTGCGGGGTTTGACTTTCTTATTTTCATTGTCTTTTCTCCCCTTTTTTTGGCACTGGTCCCGCCATGACCAAAATTAACTTTTTTTATGTTTCCAGTTTTTGGATCTTTCACATACACTTTAAATTTAGAAACATCACCACGTGTTGGTTTGTTTAGTTTAACTGTACGCCCTTGGTATTCTGCTTCTAGAGTGTTAAGCAGTTTGCCTGCTATTTCATCTGTGTAAACAAGTATATTGTTATTGTGTACTTCAATAATCGGAGTATCAATTGCAAGTGCATCACCAAATTCGAATGTAAGCACGTCGCCTGGTATTGGATTTTGTAATTGGCCAATACGCATTATTTTGTAGCCATTCTCCAACCACCACCCATTTTTTTGTATTCTTTGGCCGCATAAGCATTTGCATATGCTGATGGATACACATCAAATTTGGATCTGGCTTTGGCTTTGGCTCTGCTCCATTTATCTGGTGATGTAGGTGCAGGTTTCTTTTTGCCTTTTTTCTTTTTGGCTTCATCTAGTGCTTCATGTATTACTGTTTCATCTACATGTGCCACAGACTCAAATTTTGACATGAGTCTTGCCGCATCTTCTTCAAACTCTTCTGATGCCATATAGTCTTCCCATGTTTTAAACTTAGATTGAATCTCTTCTTTAAATGAGCCGTTGTAATATAATTCTTTTGCTAGGTCTTCTTTGTGATCGTCAAATGCTTCAACCACAGTTTCTAAAAGTCCAAGATCATCCAGTTCGTCTTCGATCCATTGATAAGGATCGCCATCTCTTGCTTTTTGTGTACCATATGGCATTTCGCCTGTGGCAGAAAAATGTGTAAACAGTGCGGCGTATAAATCGTCTCCTAATCCATTGCCATCCTTTAGCATTTTATACTCTTCCGGATGTTTTGCAAGAATGTCCATCACTGCTGAAGTTTCATCTTCATTTGTTTGCTCTTGTTCAGATGTTCCAATACCTAATCCTTTATTCTGTAGTGCTTGATATACACCATCTCGAGGATTACTATCCATACTATCTACTTTTTTATAAAAAGCATTCATATCTGTTAATGCCAATCTCATCAATTCTTCAAAATCTTTTTTATCTGCTTTACCTGAATTGCCTGTCCAAAACGCTGGGTTTTGTGCTACATATTGTTTTAACGCATATGCTACTTTAGGACTTGTATTAGGCCCAATATATGCTGGGTTGTTTGGATCTTTTCTTAATCCTTTAGTTTTAACTTCTCTAGCGTCTGGAAAAGGAAGTTCATCTTCACCCATTAATACTTTTACTAATGGTGACTTTGCAAATGCTTCATTTTTTGCAACAAGATTTTTCAAATATGTTCTTGGTTGTATACCTGATGCTCTAGCAGAGTCAGCAATCATTTTTTCAAAGTCTAAAAGTTTTGATTTTACAGTTTCTTGAACCTTTTTGTTTTCCATAGATTCGAACAGATTTGTTAGTACACTGGACATAACGATATTTATTAACGACGAAGTTTAGACTTGGATTTAGACTGCCCCATCCAACTGGGTTTTCTACGTAGTTCTGTGTAGTTATTAGGACCAATTACTTGACCATTTGCTACAATTTGATCCGAACACATGTTTTTGACCAGTATTTTGTTGATATTACCCTGTACAACAGGAACTAATTTAGTTTTTTTATAGGGTAATTGTTGGTCGACAAACAATTCATTATTGATAAAAACTCTGACTTTGGGGAGGTTTTTACACTCAATGGTGATCATCTTTTAAGTAATGGGCCACCAAATAATGACACATTAGGCATGTTCAACGCATTGTCTGTAGGTTTTTGTTTTTTTACTTTTTTATGCCTCGGAGATTTAGTTCCAGACTTGCCTGGCGAGCCTGTGTATGATGTTTTAAACCTATCCGGGTTTGCAATATGTGGATTGTTTACAGTAGCAATATTTCCTGCACTTGTTGCTCCTGCTGTTGCCTGTTCTACAATTTCTTTAAATTTCATTTTTTTAATATCTCCAACATATTTAATCGAAATGCTAGGCTGGACATGTAAGAAAAATATATGCTATCGTGGATAAAAAAGTGATAATCCCATATAGATTTGACTTTTTTAATGAATAAAAAAGGCCGATCGATATCAATCTTTGGCAAAATTTTTAATCTTGATTGTTCAAATTCTCTAGCCAACCTATCTGATGTATTGACTTGACGACCACTGTGTCTCTTTGTCTGTCTTGGAATCATGACACCATATCCTTGCACATGGTCAGGAATAGAAAAAATATTTGATCTAAACAAGTAACAATCTTTACTGTCTACTTTTACTTTGAGCATTTTTTGGCTGCTCGTGCTAGGCAAGAATTCATGATCTTGTATATCAATACTAATTTTAAACACTCCGTCTTCATCTATCAAGTAGTCTTTGTAATCACATACAAATCTTAATTTGTTAGGGTTAGGAGGATATGTAATACCATTGTGTGTGAATTCTTCTCCTAATTTACACACAGCAGATACAGTGTGTTGACTGTGTGCTATAAAACTTTTTGTTGTTATTTGAGACACCCACACTGTTTGTGTTGCACCAATTTGTCCACTTATTATTTTAAATTCAAAACTATTTGTTTGGTCGGCTGGTGTTTCTACAAATGTGTTTACATCTACAAGTTCTACTTCTGCACATATAGTATTGTTATGGAATACTCTTACAGTGTATTGTACGCTTGGATCTATTTTTGTAATCACAAATCCAAAATTGTGCACCACAGGATACTCCATGACTCTAATGTCTGGTACATGGCTCCATGGCCTGTTAATTGGTAGTAGAGACATTATTTCTTCTTTTTAGCACGGCCACGTTTCATATTTAGATTCCATTGAGCCATTCTTTTGCGTTCGCCTGAGGCAGTGCTGGCAATTTTTTTAAGTTGAGATATACTCATTTTTTGATTGACACCAACTCGTTTTGATAATCCTTTGCGTCCTGGCTTCTTGCCATCGGCAAAACTATCTTTGATATAAGTTTGGTTGCCTTCACCGCGTCTTGGATCAGTGTTGATTGAAACATAATATGTCTTGCCATCTTTGGTCACTTTTTTTAGACCCATAGGTTTTGCTGTGTGTGGCATGGGTACGCCAATTACTTCAGTGATTCTTATTTGCTTCTTAGTTTCACAGGACCAGTCATATAAGGTCTTGAAAACCATAATTTAAACCAATCTGGATCCCCTGGACGTAGACCTAGTTCACGTTCTTTGCGTCTTTTTTCTGTGCCTGTGATGG